ACAGCCTCCTTCTCGGCTTCACGGGTCGGGTCTCGGATGTCGAACGGGTCGTCCTTGACTTCTTCGGTGGTCGCTTGTTCAGTCATATCCATTCCTGTCGTGGAGCTTCATGGCTCTCAGATAACTCCGTCGGTGTGCCGCGTTCTCGAACTTCGGACGGCCATGACGGTCGAAAGACACGTTCACCCCCCTGGACTTGAGTTGTGCATCGGTGTTCGGGACATCCGATGGATGCACCGCTGCCGCGTCGGACCAGATCGGCCAGCCGGCGCAGCCGGGCACGGTGTGCTGGTGCTCGGCGACGATGTCTCGGGTCAATGTCGTCCCCTCGTGCTCGATCTTGCCGTCGGTCTGCCGACGCAACATCTCCGCATAGGACATCTTCAGTTCGACAAGTTGCCCGTCCGGGTCCCGGTAGCAGTAGATCGGCATCAGTCGGGGGTCCGTGTCAGCGTGTCACGCTGCTGCTGGTTGGGGTTTCCGCCAGACAGGATCTGCGTCATCACATTGTCCCGGCTTGATCGGGTGCCCCCGGTTGGCCGATTGATGCGCTCGTAGCGTCGTGTCGTCACCGAGGGCTTGGACATGTTGGCGCCGGTCTGATCAGTGGCGAATTCTGGCGCCTGGCTGGCGGGAATCACAAGGTCCTTGAGTTCGGTCGTGTTGGTCAGGTCCGACAGGTGGTTCATCAGCGACGGCACGTCGATCGTCAGGCCCTGCATCTGCATGGCGGGCATCAGCGGGGCCAGATACTGCGTGACCGTCTTGGTGATCGTGTCGATTCGCTGGGTGTTGCTGGCGTCCTGCATGGATGCTGGGGCCACATCGAACGTCAAGTCGATGAAGTCGGCCTCTTCGCGGTCCGCCGGCGTGAACTCCAGAGGCACCTCGATGCCGTTGTCGGCAAGCGGCAACATGATCTGGTAGTTGGTCTTCGGGTCGTAGAACACATACGTCGCGATCTGCCTGGTCACACGCTTCGCGAACGACAGCATCCTCGACTGGTAGTCCCGGATCTTCTGAGACGCACTTGCCTGGATGAGCTGTTCCTGGCCGAGAGTCTCGGCGGAGTTCGACAGTCCACCCATGGCGTCCAGGTTGCCAGACACATAGGAAAACATGTCCCGCATCTGGATCAGGAACGCCAGACTGGCCTGATCGACGCCGCCAAACGACGCCTGCGCCGTGGCTTCGGGGCGATCCACGCGAATCACGTCGCCGTCTTCAGCCTCCAGAATCCGCTCGCCGTCCTCGTCGGCACCCGCAGCGACCATCGTGATCGTCTTCTGTCGCTCGGACTGGCGGATCAGCTTCCGCATCACCACATTGATGCCATCGTTCAGGTCGACCAACGTGTTGACTGGCGGGACCGGCATCAGGTTTCCGCTCAACTCGCCCAGACACAGAAACTCGTACGGGCCACGCTCGGGACCCTCCCAATCGACCTCGCGAAGCGGCTTCGCGGTCACGATCTTGCCGTCGTCATCGGATCGGAAGGTCATCACCTTGCGATCGAGGGGCATCCAGATGTCCCACAACTCGATCGTCGGCACCAGTTCCGAGTCCTCGTCCATCAATCCAGACGTTCCAATGGTCTGGAGACGGGGATCGCCCTGCTCGTTGTACGGATTGGGACGGTTCGGACTCAGGCCCCTCATGTCGAAGAGCTTGCTCTCCTTGGCGATCTCAAACGGCAGGATGTACCTGTTTCCGGAGAATCGCATGCCCTCGAACGACGTGGCACGCATGTCCAGCACCAGATCGTCCATCAGGACCGGGTCGACGAACGGAAGATCCGCGTCGTGAAGACTCCCGATTCCGCCATCGATCTCGGTCACGCCGATCTTGACGGCCCCGACGCCGAAGATCGCGTCGAAGACGACTCTCTGGAACGTCTCGGACAGGTCGATCTCGTCCATGACCTTGTTGACGGTCAGTTCGAGCTTTTTGGCGACCGGACGCATGGCCCTGGTGCGGCTTCGGACGATGACACCGGGGTTTCGAGCGGCCAATTGCCGCTTGAAGATGCCGATCGCCAGCTCCATCATGTTGAGCGGCATGCGATCGCCGGATTCGCCGTAGTGGGCACCCAGATAGTGCCGGATCGAGGCCATTCGGCGCTCCCGAAACGGCTGCATCCGGAGTCTCGACCACTCCACGGCACTGCCCAGACGCTGGAGCTTCTCTCTCACCATGACCATTCCCCACTGGTGGCCGTAGCCTCGGCACGGTCACGGCGCCATTTCAGGCTCCCCGGCTGAGGACCAAGGTCCAACTTGACCTGATTTGCACGCCCACCAGCCACCCCAAGCGCCGCCAAGGCGTCCGCAGTGACACGGTCGCCGTGATTCAGACGTGCTCCACTGGGATCTTGAGTGCTCACGGCACGAACGTGCTCGATTCCGGTACTTGTGTACACGAACTCCCTTGCTTCCTCGACTGCGTCCCTCGACGGGTTCGAGAATGCGCCATCAAACAACATCTTCCGGTAGTTTCCAAAGAGCGCAATCTTGCTCTCCCTGTTCGGGATCCATCCGATCCGCTGAGTGAGCTGCCGACTGAGCACTCCTTCGACGGGTCTGAGGTAGAAATTCCGGAATCCGCGCTCGATGCAGGCATCCCCGAAGATCCGACCAGGGCCAGCAGCCTCGTGGATCAGATACGCCGGATACCCGTCCTCGGTCTGAAACCACTCCGCCAGATCCACGGCACACCCAGCCATCTGATCAGGACGATGCGTCGCGGACACCCACTCGGCGACCTTCTCTCCAGTTCGGCGGTCCACGACCGAGATGCACGAATTGCTCGCACCAGTGCCGGCGGAGATGTCGGCGCCCATCGCGTAGTCGCTGGGCAGGGGCATGCCATCAGGCATCATGCGGCACCACAGCTTCAGACAGCCACGCGGGTCCTCGCGGAACACAGACTCGTGCAAGTTCCCAACGAAGTCAGGCCGTCTGCACTTGGCGGAAATCAGTCCGATCTTGGCCGAGTCGAAGAACACGCTCTGGCTGGCCGAGAAGTCGATGTCCAGTTCCTGGGCGATCTCCATCGGGGACACGCATCGCTTGCATTCACGGTCGTACCACGGTGAGCGGACCTTGCCGCCATCGTCGTACAGGCCCTCGGCCTTCTCGGGGTGCTTGGACCAGTGCATCCGCAGGTGCGGGATGTTCTGGTTCATGGCGATGTCGGCGAACGCATTGCCGGTGCCGGCGGGCGTCGAGTTGAATATTCGGCTCCGGGTGGCGTCACGGGTCGCACTCAACGCCCGGTAGCCCGCCTCGATGTCGAATGCCGCAAACTCGTCCAACGCAATGGCGGTTCGGCGGTCGCCACGAGCCACATCACCCGTCGTGGACTCCCCGTCGATCGTGGAACCGTTGTCCTTGTTGGTCAGACGCAACTTCGCACGCACCATCCCCGGCTTCATCCACGTCGGCAGATGACGCAACACGAAGTCCAGCTTCCAGAACAGACTCTTCGGGTTGCCAGACTTGTCGACGTAGTCTTCGTTTCTGGAAACCAGCAAGAACGACTGACCAGGCCGGAACAGCCACCGCCACAGGAACACCCCCAGCAGTGCCCAACTGGCCCCCATGTCCCGGCTCTTTGAAATCACCAGATCGGATTGGCCGATCGAGGACTCGATGGTCCGGACCGCCTCCTCCTGGAACGGATACAGAATGAACGGCAGCGTGGAGGGCTCCTTGCGAGGATCCCAGGTGTAGGCAAAGCCGTTGAACCACGTCACCACGTCACGACTGCATGCCTGCCACAGAATCGACGCAAAATCCTGCGACTCCAGACTTGCATGCAGGGCACGCTTCCGCCATTCCAGATTGGCCTTGTACTCGCGGGGCGGGACCAGCAGGTCGTAGCCATCTCCCACGGTCAGTCTTCACTCTCGCTTGAAATCATCTCCCCAGACAGACGGGCCACCAGCTCACTGAGACGCCCATCGTCCGTGGTCGCCGCATTTGCCGCCGTGGAGTCCACACCCTTGGGCACCACCACCTGACGATAGATCTCCATCAGCTTCAACAGCCCGGCCTGGTTCTGGCGACCTGCCACCACCAGATTCCAGGCAATCGGAGACGGGGCGTCCGCCGGCAACACAGCCTCGTCGCTGAGATGTGCCATGGCCCAACGAATGTCACGAACATCGTCAGCAGGCTTGGCCTTCTCCAAGTCGTACGAGACCGGCTCAGAATCCCGACGCTTGCCCGCACGACGCTGCTTGTCACGGACGTGACGCTCCAGATACGGCTTCAACACCTTGTAGTCGATCCCCATCTGGGTCTCAACCATCTCCGAACGACGCATCTTGTCCGGTTCAACAGACTGCAAGTCGTAGAACCGCTGCTGGTACTCATCACGGAGATCCTTCTCACGCAAGTACGCCGTCTTTGCAGCATTCCACTCATTCAGGGTGTACGACATCAGCGCAGAACCTCTCGCATTTCAGCGACGCCAGCGCTCGCGGCTGGCGCCAGATCCGGCCTCGCTCGCTTCCTGCGCATGAACAGGAACCTGAACTGCATGCCAGCCAGTTCCAGTTCATGCTTGCCAGAACATGAATGACATGCCTGCACATGCCTGTCTGCCAGCAAGTGGCAGACCTGTCGAGCCAGGAAGCGACAGGCATCGTACCAGTGCAACGGCATGTGCCTCGCTTCAATGCTCGATCCTAGGCGCCGAATCTGGGGAAGTCAAGCAGGGGGTGCCAGACTTTTTTGAGACAGGCAAGATGGTCCGAAACCACCACAGATGCCCACCAAAGCGGTGCTTTCGGACCACGACAGGCATGGGCCTTCAAATCTATTGAAGGTCTATGCAGAGCTGTGCGGCACCTCACCGTACGGCACCACCGAGGACCACCTCACGACACGCCCAGGACTGGGGACAGGTGGAACACTCTCAGATTTGGGTTCGGGGCGAGAGGGGGGTATCTACTAATTGGTGCTACGGGGGCGGGGTCGTGGTCAAAGGAAGGACCACGCGGGCGGAGCGGGGGAGTCTGGGGCGCGTTCC